GGCAGACTTCAACAGCGGATCGCCTACTGAAGTGGAGTCAACGATTTTGCGCTTGCTCTCGATGAGGTTCGCGATGCGCTCTTCAACTGTGTTACGAGCGATCAGATAGTATGCGGTGACTGCATTCTTCTGACTGATGCGATGGCAGCGGTCTTCTGCTTGGTCATGAATGGCAGGGTTCCAATCGAGTTCAAGGAACACTGGCATACGCGACTTTGTAAGCGTGAGACCAACACCAGCTGAGCGAATGGTCGCGGCGAACAGTTTCGTTGCGGGATCATTTTGGAACTGGTCAACTGCTTTCTGTCTCGCTTCGTCTGACATACCGCCGACCACATACACCGAGTTGGGGATGGCGGCCACGGTCTGCTCGACGATCGTCGTGTGCTTTGCGAATGCAACGAGAGGTTCGTTGTTCTCGATTGCGTTCTGCATCCAGTCATGCGCTTCGGCCAGCTTGCCTTGCGCTGCGCATTGCTTGAGCATCTCGAGACGGACGAGAGCTTCTGCACGAGCACTGCGATAACCAACTTTACCGCGCTCCTCCTTGATGGCGCGAACTTGCTCTTCGCGAGAGAGCTTCTTGATTTTCGACATGAACTTCTCATCCTTGATGATACGGTCCTGGAGGAAGCTGATCACGTCGCGCTCGATTTTCTCGTATTCCTTTCTGTTGTCGATGTCGAGCAACAAGGTGATGCGCTGCTTCGGCGGCAGTGAGTCGAGCACATCGTTTTTCTCACGGCGAACGTAGCAGAGCGAACGGAGTTGACGGTTCAATTCGATTTGGTTCTCGTACATCTTGCGGATCATCTGATCGCGGAGAACCTGATCGTCTGGATTGCCTTCGAGTGTGCCGTCTTCGTTCATCTTCGGCGGAGGCGGAACCTTCGACATGTCGATACCAACGAGTGAGCAGTACCGATTGTAGAAGTGAGCGGGGCCACCGAACTCTGTGAGACGGTCGAGCAGTTGCAATTGACGGATGAGCTCTTTGGGAGAGTTCATGACGGGCGTACCAGTGAGGTTCAGCGTGTACTCGGGCTGCGTCTTGGTGACAAGCTCGATGCATGACTGAGTTCTCTGCGAGTAGCCTTTGCAATAGTGCGACTCATCGAATACTACACCGATGAACGGGACGGCCGTCAGATACTGCATGTACTTCTGAACGCGATCATAGTTAACGATGATCACGTCTTTCGACGTCAACCATTTGTGACCTGCGCGAAGGAACTTTTTCTTTTCGCTTTCGGTGTATGGCTTTTTCTTCTCGCTGCGAGTGAGAGGCATGAGATGTTCATTGCGGCAGATACCGATGCGAACGTTTTTGCCAACCCACTTGCGAGTCTCGCGATACCAATTGATTTTGACGCTGGCAGGAACAACGATGAGCCAAGGCTGCTTCTTGCGAAGATTGTGCATCACGTAGGCGATCACGAGCAGCGCTTGGATTGTTTTGCCAAGGCCCATCTCGTCTGCGATGAAACACTTCTTGGTGCGGATTGCGTATGCGAAGCCTGCTGGCTGAAACTTCAGCGGCTTCAACGTCTTGGTGTAGTCGCCAGACAGGTGATGCTTGCGCCACTCCTCTTTGGTCCACGTGGGGAGTTTGGGAAGCTTCACGGACGGAGCAGACTTCGCGTAGGACATTTTCTCAAGTTCCTTCGCTTCATCTGTGCTCAGCTGCGCTTGCATGAGAATGTCGCCTTCAACATCGAACTTGAATTTCTTGGCGAATGCAGCGACAAGCTTCAACGTTTCTTCGGTCGCGCGAACGCGCCAGATCTGCTTGAACGCTACTGACGGGACGGCGGTCGAATCTGCGTCGGGCTGAACTTCAATTGGCTTCCGCGACCACTCATGCATTTCTGGGATAGCTTTGAGTGCGGCGACGAAAGCGTCATTGGTGAGGTCTGTTTCGGGGAAGGATACAACGTAGTACCACTTGTCAGGAGTGATTGCAATGAGACGCGGGTTGTTCATGTTGTAGTTGTAGCGCTTCGCGCGCTTCTCGTCGAACTTGCGTTCACGCGGCTTGCTTGGCTTCCGCGGCTTGCGAGGTTTCTTCGGTGCGGTAGGAACTGCGATATCACCTGCGGGAGTCTCGGCTACTACTGGAAGAGTTGCCACGGTGTTTGTTTCCTCCTGTGTGTTCATTGAGCAATGTCCTTTCAAACTTGAGATGAGCAGAGCAGAATGCTTCTTGGACGGCGGCCGAGAAACGCTCTGCTGCGCTCATCGCGCAGTGTGATTACTTGTACAGTTTAGCTGCTTTTAAAGCATTTTCAAACTGAAAGAAACGTACAAGGCAACCGCCTTGACCGTCGTTCAGTTTGTATGTTTGACGTTTGATGGGCAGGTCATCAGCTTGTGTGTTTGCTTGAATACGCATTGGAATTCGATCTGCATACATCAACATGCGCTTGCCAATTTTGATGTCGAAGTAATGACGATCAGCACGATTGCGGCCTGTTTCATCTTCTGATGACCAACACTCAAAGATGATGATGTCTGTTCCAATCAACTTGTGTTTGCAAGAATGCGACCAACCATCACCGTGAAATGAGGAATGCCTTTTACCGAACTTGACTACGTTCTGCTGCTCTGCATTGAACATTGCGCGAACTTCTTTTTTCGTTTCGGCGAGTTGCGACATGAGCATTGTCTCCTGTTTCTGCTTTGGCGTTTTCAACTGGAGATGTTGAACTCCAGGACAGGGTTGCGCAAGATGTCTGGGTGACTGTCACTCACCTAACGTGATCGAAAGCGTATGAGTTTGAACTGAACGTGGCGTCTTCTCGACGATGCCCTCATCGGTCTGTTTGTAATACGGGATGCTGATGCCATCCACCAACGACGTAGCACAGAACCTCTTGGCGCTCCATCTTCACGACTTGCGGCTGCAAGACATAGGGTCTCTTCCGTCTTCATCCGAGAGTTGCGATACTCTGTGCGTGTCGAGAATGGGCAGATCTGATTACGTGCTACGCTTCGCGTCTGCGTCTACTCATCTACGTTTACCATTTCACAGTGGTCTCGGATGGCGGCCTATTTTCTCTTCGGCCTGTGTCTGTGAGCTTTCATCGACTGCAAATGGATGAGGAGATGACGTCTCCCACCAACGCGGCACTGCGTTTCCACGCTGCGCCTGCAACCATCGGCTGCGATGATGACTCGTTCTGTTTCTACATACGGGGCAAGCCCCGAACCCGGCTACCTACCTCTGAACGGAGAGTGACGCTCTTCCACCAACGGAGTTCAGAATTGACCCTGTTGCTGCCATCACGGCATGTAGGGTCGGCGCTGAGGTACAGAACAACATTAAGTAAATTATACGAAACAAAGGACTTCTTTGAAATAGGAGTTCAAAGTATATTTTCGTGGGCAGTGACGGAAGAGAGGCGAAGAAAAGGCGAAAACGGCGGGGCTGTAAATCCTTGATAATAAAGGACTTGGTTTCGCAGCTTGGGCGATCAAGGGTTTTGGGAGGTCTAAGGTATTGACGATCTAGTAAACATTTTGCTCACGTGTTTACTAGTTGAACAATAGCAATCAAGCGTTTTTATCGTTGACAACGTCAGGCCTGATGTGATTGATTCACGAAGTCAAAAAGAAAGGGCAGAGCACGAAGCCCTACCCTTTGCATTGAACCTCACCTCGTGAGTGAGCTTTTAGGATTCTGCGCTCTCATTCGCGCTTGCTGATGCGCTCTCTTCTGAGCCAGTAGTGGTGACCTTTTTCTTCGCTGGCTTTTTAGCTGTGGTTTTCTTCGTCGAGGTTTTGTGGACGGCGGCCGATTTCTTCGCTGACTTCTTCGCCTTGGCTTTCGTCTTCGATTTGCTCTTGGACTTCGTCTTCGTTCCGCCGAGGCCCTTGTAGCGCTCGTTCTTTTCTGCGATAGACTTCTTCGCCTGCGCGCCAGTGACCATCTTGGCTGTGGATTTGTTGACGTCCTCATGCCTTTCGATGATGATGTCTCCGATTCCCTGTGCGCGAAGGATTCGTCCGAGCCTGAAGCAGCGACCGAAGATGCTCTTCTTGATGCCCTGCTTTGCGAGAGCGGCCTTGAGAGTTGCGCGAGTGTGGGCCTTGCCATCTTTCAGGATGTTGTAGACCACTGCCATGCCGCGAGAGAATTCTGGTGTAGCGTTTGCCATTTTCCTATCTCCTTGAATTTTTGAGTTGAGTGGGCCTGGGCAGTGGAGCTTTTACGGGACGGCTGAGCGGGCTGAACTGACCAGACTACACAACCAGTATACTAGATCTGACGGATACGTGTCAACAATTATTTTCTAGGCGCTAGACACCGCGTCGATACTGGAGATGTGGATCTAGCTGTTTACTAGAGAGTAACGCCTCACTGGTCCTCCGGCTCGTCTGTTTGGGAATAGCGCTCTGAACGAAATGACAGCGGGTCCATGTAGTTGAGCAGAATGAGACGCGCAAAGTGAGCGATAGCAGAAGCCATAACGGCATCATCGTGACCGCCTGGGGCAGCCGCGGGGATTCCCCTTTCGTCACGAACGAAGATCTGCATTTGACGGAGCAGACGCAAGTCCCAGAACAGGTCAGGGTTCTCTTCAAAGAACGACTTCAATTTGTTGAGCGCTACCGGGCGTGTCCTCTTGTTTGTTGGAAGGCCTTCGAGTTCCACGATTTCACGGTTGGCCTTCGTTACGGTTTTGTTGCGCTTCCACCATTCTTTGTGGCGATAGATGTTCGGATATTTTGCGGCAGCCAGCTCGAGGATGACAGTACCGCCAGTGGCTGCTTCCGATGCTACGCCACGTTCAACTACGATCGAGGCATTGTTGTAATACTTGCCAAGATCGGCCAAGTCCAATGCGAAGCTGACAGCGTCACACTGGTCGAGATAGGAGGCCACTTCCTCCCCAGTCTCGAGATCGAGAACTTTCGCGGCCGAGGCGTCGCGCTTGGCATCGTGGTAACGCTGCCTTTTTACCAGCTATTATTCCAACTCTCGCAGATTCCTATCTTCTTCAGAATCGTCCTGCTCGTACTGTTCAACGTGATCTTGATCTATCTGGGCATTGTGGCGATGATGAGCATGAAAAACGAGCTGGTAACGATTCTG